GGAGTTGTAATACTTGCCGTGAAGTAGACGGTAAAACAAAATGTAAAGCATGTGGTAGGGAAAAAGGAGAAAAACGTGCAAAATATCCTTCATGTCGCCCCACAGCAGCACAATGTAAAACACCTGGTAAAGGTAAAAAATGGGGAAAAACAAAATGATTAAATTAATAGATATATTACTTGAAAAAGACCCCAAAACTGGTACTGGTAAAAAACCTAAAGGATCAGATCGTCGTTTATACACAGATGAAGATCCAACTGATACAGTACGTATAAAATTTAAAACTGTTCAAGATATAAAAGATACATTATCTAAAACATCATTTAAATCTAAATCACATGCTCGCCAGTCACAAATAATTAATTTAATTCATCAACGTGTTAGAGCAGCATATCAAAATGCTAAAGATCCTGAAGCAAAAGCCCGTTTGAAAAAAGGATTAGAATATATTACTGCAAAAAAAGAAGCATCTAAAGAAAAAACAGAACGTTTACGTAAATTAAAAGAAACAACAAACCCACAATCAGGTAAAGCAGCCCCATATGGTTCTGGTTATGCTCCTGTTAAAAATGTAAAAAAATGATAAAATTACTTCAACTACTAACTGAAGCTAAAGAAAGCTTTGAACAATTTGCTAAAAACCGTTTAGCAGGTGCTGAAAAAATTATAGCTAATGCTAAAGAAAAAGGTGGAGATGCTTTACTAACATACACTCACTTTAACGTAAAACCATCTTATTATAAAAAAGCAATAAATGGTAAATTTGATAAAGAAGCTGCTAAAAAAGAATTTAACGAAACATATAAAAAAATATCATTAGATATGACCCAAACTGAATTTCAAAGAGAAGTTGGTCGTTTAGAGGTATTAGGTGAACTATTAATAAGAGAAAAATAAAATGAGCAATTTCGATTTAAAAAAATATTTAGCTGAAGGTAAACTATATGAAGCTTTAATGGCTTGCCCTTTACCTACTCAAAACCTAGAACTAAATACTAAAAATAGAGACTTATCTATTAAAGCAGATTATATTAAATATGGTCCTTTAAATGTTAATGAACCTGGAGATTTTTGGGAAGAGTTAGCAGGACATTGGGATACAACAGTTAAAGCAGCTCAACAATCTTTATGTGGTAATTGTGCAGCATTTGATATATCACCAAGAATAGAAGATTGCATGCCTGGTCCTCTATCAGACGATGATGGTAGATTAGGATATTGTTGGATGCATAGTTTCAAATGCCATTCAGCTCGTACTTGTAGAACATGGGCAAAAGGTGGCCCTATAGTTAAAAATACTATATCTTATGAATGGCAAGAACGTAAAGGAGAATGATAAAATTAATAGACATATTAAAAGAAATAAACCAACCATCTCCTCCAGATGTATTATATCATTTTACAACTCCTGAAAATTTTGTAAAAATATTAAATTCTGACCGGCTAAAAGCCCATCCTAAATTTAACCAAATCTCATTTACAGAAGACCAGGATTTATGGTCATTTCAAGAATTTCCAGATTCAAACCAAGAAATAGGGTTTCGAATGGCTTTTGAAACAAATAGTTTACCACCTGTAAAACCATTTACATTCCAAGGTGCACCTGGAGAATTTTTAGAACATGAAAAAGAATGGGTAACTACATCTGGTGATATAACAGATATAGAAGGTAGATTAACAGGATCAGGCACTCTAGAATTAGTAGCACTTAAATATTGGAAACAATACCTCCAAGATAATACTCCAGGATACATATTTAAGATGATAAAATTTATATGACCCCATACACAGACATAGAAGTTACAGACACCTACATCATTCGTGAATTTAGCGAAAATATAGATCCTATTGAATTGATGTGGCATAGAGATAATGAACATCGTACTGTAGAGATTATTGGTAAAACAGATTGGAAAATACAACTTGACAACACTTTACCGACTTCTCTAAATGAGTCAATATTTATACCTAGACATTTATATCATAGAGTGATTAAAGGTACAGGAACACTTAAATTAAAAATATATAAAAAATAAACATAAAATGAATAATCCAAAACTAATACAACTAATCCGCGAATCAATCAATGAGTATATTCGTGAAATTGATGAAGCAGGTAATGTTGCTGCTTTAGAGGCAAAAATGCATAAAACTCAAGAAGCTATTGAACTTCGTGAGAAAAAAATGAACATGGAAGGTATCGATGAAGCATATCACGACATGATTGATAAAGGTAAAATGAAAGAACTTAGTGGTGAAGTTAAAGCATTAAAGAAAAGTTTAGCTAAGTACGAAAAACAATTAGAAAAACTTAAAAACAAAGGTAACAAAACTGAAAAAGTAGAAGATACTGAAGAAAAAGAAGAAATCATTGATGAAGTTTCAATTGATGAAAATGAAGGAATGGAATACGAAGGGATAAGTGAATCATTAACTCCTGAAGAGGAAGAAGAATTAAATACGATTGAAGACGAAATACGCTACGCAGTTAATTCTGATTCAGCAGGCAATCCAAAAATGAAGGAAAGATATGATTATTTAAAAAGTAAAAGAGATGAAATGGGTGAAACCATGAATGAATCATTTTTACACATGCAAAAACTAGCAGGTATCCTTTCAGAAACTGAATACAAAGCTAAAGTTGAAGAAGCTAAAAAAATGACAGCTGCTCAAAAAGAAAAGAAAGAAGATATCGTAAAAGGTATGAAGAAATCTAAAAACTTTGGTAAGTCAAAAGACGAAAAAGCTAAAATGTATGCTACTGCTACTAAATTAGCTACAAAATAAAAAATAAATCTTATAGAACACATTCATAGCGTGTTCGCCTAATTAGGTAAATTTATGAAGCTGTGGCTCACTCAAAAGGTGAGCCACTTTTAATTTGGAGGACAAAAAATCATTTCATATGTTTAATTAAATTAAAGGTTATGAATATATTTTATATTAATGAAAATCCGATTATCGCTGCACGTGAATTAGCAGACGATCATATTCGCAAAATGCAAATTGAAAGCGCACAAATGTGTTGTACAGCACACTGGGCTATTGGTAATGAAGCACCATACAAACGAGCACACCTCAATCATCCATCAACAAAATGGGTTAGAGAATCGATTCACCATTACAGATGGCTTATAGCACACGGTCTTGAAATTTGTAATGAATTTGAAAAACGTTATGGTAAATCCCATAAAACAAAAGAAGTATTGGATTGGTGTAAAATAAATGAACCAAACATTCCTGATAATGGGTTTGTAGCACCTCCACAATGTATGCCTGATGAATTTAAATCAAAAAATACATTGGAAGCTTATAAAAGATTTTATATATTAGATAAAGTAAAAATTAAAAAATTAGATTGGAAAAAATTAAACAATAAACCAGAATGGATAAAAGAATAGTAATCATAGGAGCAGGTGTAGCAGGTATTAATGCTGCTACTAAATTAGTGGATAATGGATATCCTGGAGAATTAATTACAATTATTGATAAAGGAAATGACCCACACAATCGTTTACCTGAAGAAGTAATGACAGGTATGCTAGGAGCAGGAGGTTGGAGTGACGGTAAATTAACATATCATACTGCAATTGGAGGTCAATTAGCAAAATATTGTGGTGAAGACAAAGCAATGGATTTAATGAAACAAGTAGTAGATAACTTTACTCGTTTCCATCCTAAACCAGATGAAATATCTTTATCCAACCCAATTGAAGAACCAGAATTTATTAAACCATATTTTGGATTACGTTTATTCCCTGTATGGCATATCGGTTCAAATTATTTACATGAAATTGCAGTTGCTTGGTATAAGTTTTTAATTGATAAAGGTGTTAAATTTATATGGAATGTAGAAGTATCTGATATTCTTTTTAAAGAAAATTTAGTATGTTTAAAACATACATCTAAAGAAGATTGGATTTTTTACGATGAATTAATATTCGCAGTAGGCAAATCAGGTATTGATTTTGCTCAACAACTAGCAGATAATTATGAATTACCTAATGAACCTAAATCAGTACAAATTGGAGTACGTTTTGAAGCACCACAAAAATATTTCCAAAAATTAATTGATATTAGTTATGATTTTAAATTATATCAAAAATTTGACAATGTATCATTACGTTCATTTTGTACAAATAATAATGCAGCTTATGTTGCAGTAGAAGAAACATATGGAGATGTTACTTACAATGGTCATGCTAAAAAAGGAGAAGAATTTAGAAACAATATGACTAACTTTGGCATATTAATGGAAATTAAGGGCATTGAAAATCCATTTGAATGGAGTAGGGATGTAGTATCTAAAGTACAAAAACAAGGTACTGGATTATATTATTCACCCAACAACTTTAGAGCACCATCTCAAACATCTGAAGATAATATAGTATCTGCTACGCCAATTAATTGGTTAGATTTAAAAAAAGTAATGCATTCATTTGATGGATATTTTGATCATATCCTTAACTTTATTGACCAAATGAATAAAGTATTTGAATTTGGAGATGATTGGGGTATGTATATTCCTGAAGTAAAATATTTAAGTCCTGAACCATTAGTAAATTATACTAATTTATCTTTAACAGAATATCCAAATGTATATTTTGTAGGTGATGCTTTATCTGCTCGTGGAATTACTGTAAGTGGAGCGCATGGAATTTATGTTGCTGAATATTTATTGACATAACCCAAACCCCTGCTATTATGGAAGAATACGATGAATATCCAGACTTTATTGAAAGTTTTTAATCTTGTTTTGTTCCATAATATTTATAGATAAACATTACATAATACATGGAAAAATTAATTAAAGTAATTAGAGAATTAGTAATTGAAGAAATGAATAATGTCTCTGAAATGGCTAGACCCGGCCAAGTATACAAAGTTGGAGATAAAAGTAAATTCGAAATATTTAAAGACTTAAATTCTAGTGTTGATGCCAAGTATAAATGGGTAAAAGACATGATGGATATTGTAGGAAAAGCAGGTGATAGTGGTGTTTCATTAGAAAACCTATTAGATACTTTAGCTAGACAATACAAACATAATAAAACATCTCAAGAAGCAAACGTATTTCTTAGTCCATTCCTTAAAGATGGATTAGTAGCAGTTGCTGGAACTACATTTGCTCCTAAAGAAAAACCTGAACCAGGTGGAGCTAAAGGAAGACCTGCAAGTGAAAAAACTTTAATTGCTAAAGCTGTTGATCAAAAATTACAAGCAGACAATAATTACCAAGCAAACGCAGAAGAATTAGAAGCATTAGGAGCTGAATTCATTGAAAAACTTAGAGCACGTGTTAAAGGAACATTGAAGCGTGGTCGTCCTTCAAATCCAGCTAAAGCTAAAGATGGTATGATGAAAGATTTAAAAGGTTTAATGAGTATGGATACTGATTTTGATGGTGAAATTGATGATTTAGATGATGATTTTGAAGATGAAGATTTCTTACAAGAAAATACACTAAATGAATCATTTACTCGAATGCAGAAAATAGCAGGTATAATAAAATAAAATTAAAGAAAGGCTTGGATTACCAAGCCTTCTTTCTTATATTCATCAAAAATAATAAGTTATGCGAATTGGATTCACAGGCACAGTTTCTGTAGGTAAAACTACATTAGTAAACTCATTAAAAGAATTACCTGAATTTAAACACTATAATTTTGCTACAGAACGTAGTAAATATTTACGTGATTTAGGAATACCTTTAAATACAGATAGTACATTAAAAGGACAAACGATATTCCTAGCAGAAAGATGTAGTGAATTAATTCATACAAACATTATAACTGATAGAACTATAATTGATGTGATGGCATTTACACTTAATGCTCAATCAATTAGTACAGTTGATAAACACGAATTTGAACAATATGCTTCTCGTTTTATTGAAGAGTATGATTGGATATTTTATGTTAGTCCTGCTGGAGTAGAAATAGAAGACAACAATGTACGTACTACTGATACTGTTTACCGCACTCAAATTGATCAAACAATTAAACATCTATACTCAGAGCATTTATGGAGAATTAAAAACTTCGGTATTATTGCCGGTTCTAACGAAGATAGACTGAAACAAATAAAATCTTATCTAAACATATAATATTTATAATCAAAACTCTATATAAATGAAACATAAAGACTTATACAATTACATTAAAACTGAAATTATTAACGAATTAATAGAAGGTAAAGCTGAAGATGATGCTGCTACGGCTGCGGCTTTAAAAAATCAACAAGCTCAAATAGCTGCTGCTACTGCTGCCTCTGCGGCTGCTGATGCTGCTAAAAAAGCTGCAGATAAGAAAAAAGCAGAAACTACATCTGATCAAAAACCAGGATTAACAGAAGATGGATTAAATGAGATGGGCCGTAAAGGAAAAGGATATAAACCTGGTGCCAATTTATCAAAAGCAAAACAAGTATACACTGCTAGTAAATTAGCTCAAATATTAGAATTAATAGAAAATGCTGGTGAAGATGGTATTACTGCAAAGGAAATTCAAGCCGCTACTGGTATTAAAAATTTACCTCAACTTTATCCATTATTAGGACAATTAGCAGCTATTGGTGCTATTATTGATCCTAAAGTTACTGCAGGTGTTTCTGAGCCTGGAATTGAAGAACCAGAAACTACAGAACCTGAAATGGCTGATAAAGATGAAGACGAAATTGAAATTGAAAAAGACGAATACGAACAACCAGAAGAGGAAGAAGATATTGAAATCGAAGTAGAACCATCTGCTGCTGATCTTAAAGCTGCTGAAAAAATTACTGGTACTCCTTCAGGTAAGGAAGCAGAAATTAACACAGTAGTATCAAAAATTAAAACTATAGCTGGTAAAATAGAAAACTTAGAAGGTAGTGAATATGATATTAAATTAAAAGCTTTAAAACAATTTGTTGCAAACAACAAAGGTTTACTTAAAGGTGTTGATTTGAATAGTATCACTAATGGATTAATTTCTTAATGAAGTGGTTAAAAGATAATTTTCTCTTTATTGTAATTATTGTATTAGTTATTATAATTTTATTACAAAAATGTGGGGGTAAAAACATAGACACCCCCACTATTATTAATAAAATAGATACTACATATGTTACTGTTAATAAAGAAATTCCAACATATATTCCTAAGTGGAAAATTAGAGTAGAACATGATTTTATTCATGATACTATTACTAAAATAGACACAGCATATGTTTTGGGAGATTATTATTCAACTTATGTTTACCAAGATTCATTAATAACTGATACTTTAAAACTTCACATTAATGATTCTATCTCAAAAAATAAAATTAAATCAAGAAATATAAAATATCAATTAACATACCCTGTAATAACTGTTACTAATACTATTATAGAAAAAAAACACGAACTGTATTATGGGTTAGGTTTAGCAGGTGGTAAAGAAGGTTTAAATGGTTTTGGTCCTGAATTACTATTAAGAACCAAAAAAAAATCAGCTTATGGTTTAGGAGTTGGAATAAATAGAAACTTCCAACCAATAATAAGCTTTAAAATGTATTGGAAAATAGGAAAAAAATAATGATAGGAATATATAAAATAATAAACCCACAAGGAAAAATATATATAGGACAAAGTATTGATATACACAGAAGATTTAATGAATATAAAAGAATAAATTGTTCTCAACAACCAAAAATATATAATTCACTTAAAAAATATGGTTCTGAAAATCATATATTTGAAGTAATTGAAGAATGTTCTATAGAGCAACTAGATAAAAAAGAAAAACACTATAAAATACAATTTAATTCTATAAATGAAGGACTAAATTGTGAATTAAATGATAATGGAGTTGGACCTAGAAGTGAAGAAGTAAAGAAAAAAATTTCAAAAGCACATATTGGAAATACATATAATTTAGGTAAAAAAAGAACACAAAATACTAAAGAAAAACAATCTAATATAGCAAAATCTCAAGAATGGAGAAAAAATGTTGGTTTAAAACAAAAAAACAAAAAGAAACATTCTGAAGAACACATTAAAAAAATGTGTAAAAAAATTAAAGACAATAATACTGGTATAGTGTATGATAGTTGTAGTGAAGCATGTAAAAAGTTAAATATTTTACCTTCAATAATTACTAATTCTTTAAAGAAAAAATATAAAACTTCAAAATGGAATTTTTCATATTATGAGTAATCAAGATTTAAAGCAAATAATAAGAGATGAATATATCCTTTGTGCAAAGGATCCAAGCCATTTTATGAAAAAATATTGCCACATTCAACATCCAACTCGTGGTAGAATTATCTTTAATTTATATCCATTTCAAGGTAAAGTATTAAGTTTATGGAGAGATAATCCATATTCTGTAGTACTTAAATCACGCCAATTAGGTATATCAACTTTAGCAGCAGGTTATTCTTTATGGTTAATGTTATTTCATAAAGAT